CAGAGCCTAGTACAGACGGAACAGTTATCGCAGAAATGCCAAAAAACACGAAATGCATCTGTTTAGGATGTTATTCTGGAAACTGGTATGCAGTCACTTACGAGCATGACGGTATCATTTCCACAGGCTTTTCACATAAAAATTATCTCAGGAGGGATTACAAAATATGACATTAGACAACTTAATCACACTTATTTCAGCGGGATTCACAAAAGACGAAATCCTCACAATGTCAGGTACAGCAACCCAGCGTGCCCCACAGCCACAGCCACAGCCCCAGCCACAGCCACAGCCACAGCCACAGCCACAGTTCTATCCACAGAACTATCAGCAGGCACAGGCACCAGTGCAGGGTGTACAGGGATATGCACAGCAGTTTCCACATATGTTTCCACAGGCACAGGCACAGGCATATCCTCAGACACAGGCACAGCAGGCAAGACAGATTGGAGATCAGAATGATGTTATGAACGCACTTAAAAGTCTCACAAGTGCGGTACAGAGTAACAACGTTAATCTGATGCAGAACACAGTTCCCAAACAGGTTACAACAGAAGATGCTATAGCAAGCATTATCAATCCGCCAAACTATGATGGATTGACAGGGGGTGAAAAATAATGGCGAATACATTAAGTTTCGATCAGATCAGCACAGTGCTGAATGATATCGTTAAACAGTCCACAGGCGTTGAAACTATGAAAGCAACGGACACAAGCTCGTTCGTAGAACAGGCACAGACAGCGTTACTTGTGGGTAATGACAGGATTATGAACAGCATTTCTCAGGTATTAGACAGGACGATCTTTTCTGTACGACCTTACAATGCTAAATTTAAGGGGCTGAGAAGAACTACACAACAGTGGGGAAACCATGTGCGTAAGTTAGGGATGCTGGACGATGATTGGGAAAACGATCAGAGACAGCCACTTGATGATGACACAGCTGTCGATATGTACAAAATCAAAAAAGGTAAAGTTTTACAGACCAATTTCTACGGCGGTCAGGTATTCCAGAGACACAGGACGTATTTCAGAGATCAGTTGGATCAGGCGTTCCGTAATCCTGATGAGTTCGGGCAGTTTATTTCCATGTATACTCAGAACACGATGGACATGATCGAGCAGGCTCATGAAAGCATGGCACGTGCGTGTGTTGCAAACTACATTGGCGCAAAAAATATCTGGCAGGCGGGTGTTAATGCATCAACAGAGGGATATACTGGAGAGCACGTTGTTAAGTTGCTGACAATGTACAATGACGAAAATGGAAGTACGTTCACCGCTGACGATATCCGGAAAGTGAACAACTTCCCAAATTTCTACAGGTGGGCGTGTGCGAAAATTATGACATACATGGACTTTTTCACGGAGAGATCAACCCGATTCCATGCTAACATTACCGGAAAAGAGATTGCAAGGCATACTCCGTTGCGTATGCAGAATATTATGATGTTCAGTCCTGATCTGCATACCGCTGATACTACAGTTATGAGTAACACGTTCCATGACCAGTACTTGAAGATTTCCACAAACGAAAAAGTTAATTTCTGGCAGACACTGGAGAGTCCAATGGATATCAATGTTACGCCGAGTTACATGGCACCTGATGGAAGTGTTGCAAAGGGTGAAGCTCAGGCAATGAGTAATATCTTTGCTGTATTGTTTGATGAGGAAGCTATGGGACTCTCAACGATCAACCAGTGGAGTAGCACAACACCTTTCAACAGTGCCGGTGGATATTGGAATATTTACTACCATTTCACAGACAGATATTGGAACGATCTTACGGAAAATGGTCTTGTTTTTGTTCTGGAATAGGAGGATATAATGGCGGTAACAGTCAATTTTAAGACAGCAAGCAAAAGAGTTAATTCTACAGGAGTTGTCGGCGGTGATGTTACCGCCGTTTCCTGTAATATTAATGAACCTTGTTCTATTGAAAATCCACAGATCATACTGAGAAATGGAGGCAGTGCCCCGTCATGGAATTACTGTGAGATTGTAGAATTTAATCGATCATACTGGGTTGAGGATTGGGAGTATAGAAACAATACATGGATTGCACATTGCGTTGTGGATGTGCTGGCAACGTACCGTGATACGATACAGGCAAGTAATTTGTTTTTTATCAGAAGCTCTACGAGTTTTGATGGGGATGTGATGGACACTCTATATCCAACGTTGTCAACACCAGTTAAGAAACGGACAGTTGTTAATGATGGTTTATTTCCGGTTGCTGAGTATGGTTTAAATCAGGGGTATTTTGTTTGTGGCATTGTGGGGGAGGATGGACTTACAAATTTTTATGCTTTTATTCCCACTAATTTTGCAGATTTTTGCTCAAAGATATTTTCTACTCTTGACTGGGCGAACATCTCAGGTCAACAGATCACAGATAGTTTGCTAAAATGTTTGTTCAATCCGTTTCAATATCTGACAAGTGTTATGTGGTTTCCTTGTGAAAATGTTGGAGCAGGAAGTACGCAGGTTTCAGAGGTTAAGTTTGGTTTTTGGTCTTGCGATGTGACTGCATTGAAGTTGGGTAATAAGCCTTTTTATAGCAGGTCTTTTGATATGCCGATTTCTCAACACCCACAGGTTTCACGTGGAACATTTTTAAATGCGTCTCCGTTTCGTAGGATTCAGTTAACTATTGACCCGTGGGGAACGTTCGATATTGACGGAGGAAAAGTTGCAAGTGCTGAGAACGTAACAGTCAGCGAAACTATTGACTGTATGAGCGGAGTTGGTGTAATGTCAGTGAGCACAGAAGGTGTTACTTTATATAGTGGTTATGCACAGATTGGAGTTAACATACAGGTGAGTGATTTACGGGCAAACATTATTGAAAGTGGAAGTAATTTACTAAGTAGTATCGGGAATTTATTTTCTGGCAATTTTTTGGGAAGTGCGTCAGGAGTTGCAAATGCAGTTGAGAGTGCGATACCCGATGTACATACAAGAGGTGTTAATGGTACGTTGTTATCAATAGCACGTATACCTTTCGTTATTGAAACATTCTATAAAATCACGGATGAAGATAGAGCAGATAATGGCAGACCTTATATGAAAAATGGCACAATGCAGGAGTTAGGCGCTGGGTATTATGTGGTTGAAAATGGTTCGATTAATGTACACGGAGCAACTCGGAACGAAAAAGAACAGATCAAACAATTCCTTGAGGGGGGTGTGTATTATGCGTAGCTTTCCTGCTAGCAATATTTCAATGTTCGTTGCGCTTATGACAAGTGCTAACTCAGGTCAGAATCCATGGGGATCTGGTGGAGCAGGCGGAATCGGTGGGTTGATGCTACAAGCGTGGCAATGGATCGTGGATAGATGTAACGCACCGGATGTTGGGTATAATCAGGAATACAGAAATGAACAAACTATCAACGGAACAACATACTATGATTGTAGTTCATTAATTTTTTATGGTCTTGGTCATGCGGGTTTTGAAGTCAATTTGACAGCATGGCCTTTCACCACGGAATCAATGCCAACGATATTGAAAAATCTTGGTTTTGAAGAAATAATATTGCCCGCTGATTATAGTAATTTTAAATTTCAAAAAGGTGATATTTTGTGGATACATGATACATCCCCCGGTGGGCACCAACACACAGAAATGATGTATGATGAAACACATTCGATGGGAGCACATAGCAAACGTTTACCACTTCCAGATCAGGTGAGCATTAATACCTACACAGTATGGGAAAGCACGATACACTATTGGAGAGTGTACCGGTGGCCTTTCTCTGGTGGTGATTGGCAGGTTGGCGGAAACAGTGAGTATTTTGGAGATCCCACAGCTAACCTGTGCGGAAACAATGAAAAAGCCATAAATAACGCAACTGTGATTTTAAATTATTTTAAATCTCAGGGGTGGAGTGTAAATGCTATTGCAGGACTTTGTGGAAATATTCAACAGGAAAGCACTTTCAATCCGGCACTGATTGAAATTGGTGGTACTGGACACGGGCTTGTGCAGTGGACACCACCGACTGATTTATATAAAGTTATTGACGTATTATATGGAAGTCATGATGATTGGTATGATGGTCAGAAACAGTTGAGTGTTATTTTTGCAGAGTTTCAGCAAAGCTCTGGAATTAAAAACTGGGGTATCGAGCCACAATGGTATAGTACAAGTGCGTACCCTTTAAGTTGGAGAGAGTGGAGTGTTAGCACACAGGATGCTGGATATCTTGCACTTGCTTTTCAGGCAAACTATGAAAGACCTGCTAGTATACATCAGGAACGTGCCGGATATGCTAGAGCGTGGTTTGATTATTTTAATAATTTGTAGGAGGTGAATATATGTTTGGATGTAATACAGGTGTTGGTGCTCCGGTGATGTATAATTATATCAACCAATATAATAGCAACATAAGCCCTAGCACAAATCACTGTAAAAATACACAGTTATTCTGGTATTTTCAGAGATATTTGTTGCAGAAAGCTATTTCTGTGATGAAGTGGGAAGTGCCGGATAACTGGGATAAAGATTACTTTTTGTACTGTTTATATTGCTGGGGTACAGTTGCTATCATCAATACTGACAAGTTTGGTGTAATTCCACAGGGATGCACACTTAAGGGGTACAATGTTTTTTACAGACCGGCGCAGGCGGTCATCAGCAATCCCTTGTTAAAAGGTGTGATTGAACCTGTTATTGGTGAGCAGTGTGTCCTTTTTAAGTGTACCGCTGACTATGGTGGGATCATGGATTTAGTAGGAAGATACGCGAATGAAATGGCTATCGCTATGGAATCTCTAGACATGAACGTTATGAACAGTAAACTTGCATATGTTTTCCGAGCAAGAAATAAAGCGGGGGCTGAAAGTCTGAAAAAAGTCATGGATCAGGTCATGAGAGGTGACTTAGCTGTTTTCTATGATGAGAAACTGAGGATTCAGAGAGGGGATCAGACGGAAGAACCGTGGGATTATTTTGTTAACAACTTAAGACAGAATTATATTGCGGGTGATGTTCTGGACACTCTGAGAAGATTGGAAGAACTTTTCTGTACTGAAATTGGTATTCCGTCGGCAAGATCAGATAAAAAAGAAAGAATGATATCGTCCGAAGCGGAAAGCAATGATGTTGAAACTTCAACTAGGATGGAAATGTGGTTGGATGGTTGGAAAAAAAGTTGCTCTGATGTTAGGAAAATGTTTGGTGTGGATGTAAATGTGAATTGGAGACACGATCCGAATAAGAAAAATGTTTCAAGTGAAACATCAGGAGGTGATGATGAGTGAGTTTGTTAACCGTTGAGGGATTATATAATTATGATGACACGTTATTTAACGGGTTTAATGTTCCCGAAGGGCTTGTTAAACAGATTGCTATTGATACAATTTTGATGAGGACTAGGGAATTGGAAATTTTATATCCAGATCTTAACTACATGAAAACCAGAATCACGATATGGAGTAACAAATATCAGATTAACTGGAAAAAGTTGTATGATACAACGGTATTAGAATACAATCCGATTGAAAACTATGATCGTATGGAAGATTGGACAGATACCGACGATGAAACTAGCACTAGTGCTAGAGATAATACCCGAAACACCACAAACACAGTAAAAAGCACTAGCACTAACGAGATCATGAATAGTGTTAACGTGACGGATCAAAATACCGCTTTTAATGCAGGACTTGCGGATCACGCAAAACAGATTACGGATGGAGACACAACCGAAAACGGGAGTATCACTAATACGGAAACCGGAAAAGATACGGAAAATGAAAACGTAAACGGCGGTAGATCCGGACGGCATACAAAAACGGGCAGAGCGCATGGAAACATTGGTGTTACAACTTCTCAGCAGATGATACAGAGCGAACGAGATTTAGTTGTTTTCAACCTGTATGATGTGATTGCGGAAAGTTTTATTGAAAATTTTTGCTTGATGGTATATTAATAGGAGGTAGAAATATATGAGTATGGAAAATTTAGGGCCTTATAGTAACTTTCATGAACTTAATCAAGACTGGTTTTTGAATGAGTTTAATAAGGTGTTAGAACAATGGAAAGCAATGCAGAAAAATTTTGACAGCTTGCAGGATGCTTTTAATGATTTAAAAAGCTATGTGCAGGATTATTTTAAAAATTTAAATGTGCAAGACGAAATTAACAATAAACTTGACAGTTTAGTGGCTGATGGTTATTTTGACACTTTTTTAACTAACTATTTTAAAAATCTTAAAAAACGTGTTTTCATTTTAATTGGGGATAGCTATGGAGAAAATCCTTATGAATATAAGGGTGGATGGACTACACCCTTTAAAAATTTTTCGGGATTAACAGAAGGAGTTGATTGTTTTACTAATTGTGTTGGCGGTACCGGTTTTGTAAAAACAGGTAACACAGGTAAAACTTTTCTCGATCTGTTAAAAGATATTAACCTCGGCAATGTAAATAGCGAAGATGTTACCGACATATTAGTTTGTGGTGGATGTAATGATGTTGACACAATTTACAATGACCTAAACACAGCCATTTTATCATTCAGAAATTATTGTAAACAGCATTTTATAAATGCTAATATTAATATTTCTATGATAGGAATTTTCAAAGCAAGTGGAAGAAGAAAACTTTTACTTTCAACTGTATTAAGATCATACCAGTTAGCCGTTAACTACGGAATGAGGTATATAGATAGCACATGTTGTTTACATCGTTACGATTTTATTGGTGAGGATGGTATACACCCTACCAGTGCCGGATGTATTAACATCGGAAGGAATTTATGCAACGCTTTATTCATAGGGCAGGGGGTTCAGTTGATTAATTACAATGAAGAGCCACTAAGCGGTGGAGATCATATCACATATAGTGGCAATAATAAAATTTATGGATTTTCTAATAATGGAGTGATTTATTTTGGTATGATTAAAAACACAGTACTAACATTTGACACCCCAATCAGTATTAGAAATAATTCAGATATTATTATCGGAAATTTGAAGTATTCAACGCTATTAGAAAACAATAAATATCCGAATACCATACCAGTACAGTGTATGGCTATACGCCCAAGCGAAAATACCATTTTAATTGGTTATATTTATGCTAGTGATGACGGAAAAAAAATCACATTGCATTTAGTTATACCAAACGTGATTAATGAAATTAGTGATTGCAAACAGTTACAAATTTTACCATTTGAGACAACAATTATTTTTTAATTTCACTAATAGAACACATGTTCGAAAACATCACCCCTGTATGTGTTTCCCATACACGGACACAAGAACATAATGTTCCAAAATAACTGATTTTCATAGTGCAATGTGCACAATTATTGGATCTATTTCAATTAATAGTTGTGTATATTGCACTAATATTTTGTCCGTTGTCTGCGTACAGTGGACATCTGTGTCTGTGAGTGTCCGTGTGGGACGGACAATTTAGGGGAAGTGTCCGTGTGGGACGGACATAAGATAATCGC